ATATACCCAGTCCATACCTGTTCATACCCAACGACGCGAGCGGTGCATACATTGTGGGGCCTTACGCCGATTTGAGCGGTGCGAATCTGGAAGGTTCGGTGATTACGGGAGCGGATATAAGCAGCGCGGATTTCACGCGTGCGCGTCTGAAATACATTAGGTCGGGCGGTATGGTGAACACGCACCCACCCGTAAATATACCCAGTCCATACCTGTTCATACCCAACGACGCGAGCGGTGCATACATTGTGGGGCCTTACGCCGATTTGAACGGTGCGAATCTGGAAGGTTCAGTGATTACAGGAGCGGATATAAGCAGCGCGGATTTCACACGCGCTCGCCTCAAATACATTAGGTCGGGTGGAATGGTGAACACGCACCCACCTGCGGTGCTGCCGAGCCCATACCTGTTCATACCCAACGACGCGAGTGGCGCATACATTGTAGGACCCTATTCCGATTTGAGCGGTGCGAATTTAGAAGGTTCAGTGATTACGGGAGCCGACATCAGTGGTGCGAATTTCACGCGCGCACGTATGAAATACATTCGGTCTGGTGGCATGGTGAACACGCACCCGCCGGCGGTGCTGCCGAGCCCATACCTGTTCATACCCAACGATGCGAGCGGCGCATACATTGTAGGGCCTTACGCCGATTTGAGCGGTGCGAATTTGGAAGGTTCGGTTATTACAGGAGCGGATATAAGCAGCGCGAATTTCACGCGCGCAAGATTACGAGACCTTAAATCCGGCAATTTATCAGCTGCGGGTCGACCAGCTATTCTTCCAACTACATACACATTCAACGTGAGTGCTGCAAGTGGATATGGTGGATACATTATCGGAACCGGTGTGAATATAGCAAGCGCGGTACTGGATGGAACTGATTTATCGGGAGTTGTGTTCACAGATGCAAACATGCAAAGTACCAGCTTGGCTGGTAGTGGAACGTCTCTCGTGAATGCGCGCAGTGGAGGAATACGAGGTGTTCCGGCTGCTCTGCCGCCCGGATACACATTTGTAAACGACAATTCGAGCGGTGGATACATTGTGGGTCGCCGCGTGGATTTATCTGGCGCTAATTTGACAAACTGTGTGCTGTCGGGGTTGGACGTGAGCGGCGCAAATTTAACGGGGGCAATCATGGTGAATACGCGGACGGGGCCCAACCTAATAGGGCCTCCTGCGTTTTTCCCATCGCCGGCGTATAACTATATCGTTACTTCTGCCAGCGGTGGTTTCATTGTTAGCCCCAATGCAAATATTGTAGGCGCCAATTTTGTGGGTGCGGATCTATCAGGTTTTAATTTTAAAGGTATGAATATTACCGGTGTCGACTTTTCAGGAACGAATTTAACGAATGTGAAAAGCGGCGGAACGGTTGGCCCCCCGAGTCGACTACCTTCACCATACGTGTTCATGACGGATAATTCATTTGGTGCCTATATCGTGGGTCCCCGAGTTGATTTGAGCGGTGTAAATTTGACAAACTGCCGGTTTACGGGGCTCAATATTAGCGGTGCTTCATTCACAAATGCAATTCTCATAAATGTAAAGAGCGGCGGCGGAATGATAGGTCCACCGGCACCTGGGTCACTGCCTCCAAAATACAGGTTCGTTGTTGACAACAGTGGGAATGGTGGAAATAATGGAGGAGATGGAACGGGTGGATATTTTATAGGACCCGGTGTAGATTTATCCGGAGCATTTTTGCGTAACCAGAGCGACAGCGAACTTAATTTAAGCGGCGCATACTTTACGGATGCGAACATTACGAATGCGCGGTTTTCTGGTTCCGCAATGCCGCGTGTGAAATCGGGAGGAATGACGGGACCCCCGGCCTCGCTGCCAAACGCGTTCACATTTGTAGTGAGCGCCTCCGGTGGATATTTTATCGGACCGTATGTCGATCTCACAAATGCAAATTTAAACGGCACGGTATTAACTGGGATGAATATAACTCGGGCAGATTTAACCGGTGCTACGTTTGTGAATACGCTGACGGGAGCGCTGGCTGGCCCACCCGATGCCATCACCAGCGGATATCATTATGTGGTTCGAAGTCCGGCACCTTCACTGGACGCGTATATTATCGGACCGCGAGTCAATTTGACAAGCGCGGTTCTCGATGGAACCAATCTTACAAATTTTGACATGTCGGGGGTGAACCTTACCAACGCGGTTTTTACGGGAACCAATTTTACAAACACGAACATATTCGGGTCGAATTTAACCGGCGCAGCAACGTTCACAAACACGCAGCGCATGCAGCTTCTTAAAAACGGCAATAACCGCGGCATTACAAAAGCGCAGGTAACGCAATGTTTAGGTGGCGAAATAGATATTATCGCCGCCACATCCACCACACCCAATACCAACACATATAATCCAATATATGACTATATTCGAGATATCACCGTAGATGTTCTCTCGCCCGACGTGAGCGGAAACTCCAAATTGTCGGCATATACTGGTAGAGCATTTTACATTCCATCCAGTCCCGGCGAGTCATTCTATGTGGATGCATCGGCAACCGGTCCACTCATTGTCTCGCCTACTCCAAGCAACACTCCGCGATATTATTACGATGAAGCGCGAGATAAGATAATTGAAACGGCCACTGGAAACACAATACGCAGTATTTCGGTAGGAGGGCGTATTTTCCTTGTCTTTGGCGGCTCCATGCTCGGTCTGTTGATGGATGATGTGTATTCCGCAGTGGGATTTCCACCCATATATAAAACGTATGCGTATTACGGTGTGCGAAATTTGATTCTACCTCCACAAATTCCAGTGGTTAACACCGTTTTAGGAAACGGGCAAATGTCGCTTAATTGGGAGCCGTCGTTTTATGACGGAAAACCCAGACTGGGTTACGTAATAGAGTACACCACTTACCGACCAGTTGCTAATTTATATAGTAACTGGATTGTGTATTCAGACCAATATGCACTGACAAATGTTACGATTTTTGGGCTTACCAACGGGACAAAATATTATGTTCGCGTTGCGGCGATAAATGTGCTTGGTCGCGGACCGTATTCCCCGGTGGCAGAAATTGTTCCCGGCACAACGCCAAACACGATTACCACTTTATTTGTAAACGGTGGAAACAATGCACTCACGTTGGAATGGGCGGCTCCATATGATCAGGGATATCTCATAATGAACTACATCATAAAATATAAAGTTATTTCAGGCAATCCGACCGAGGACGACGCGCGAGCATTTACAACGATTACAGTAGGCGCGCCTGGATTAAACGTAGACGCAGCAACTGGAACATCTGCATACACGCTGACACAGGCTGCAAACGGCATTACCAATGGAGTAATGTATGATGTGCAAATTGCTCCCGTAAATGATATTGGAACCGGAGTGTTTAGCGGGATGATTGCCCCAAATCCAACATTCGCGGTTGCAGGAACAAGGCCCGATAGTATAATTGCTGACACCATTAATTCGAGTCTTGTAATTGAAAATATGGGAGGGAAAATTCGCTTATCATGGCTTCCACCTGTAGTGCAAGGGGACTTAAGTGTGTATACATATAGCATCCAACGTGCAGAAGTCGCCGTTGGTGCTCCAATCGCAGATGCATCGTGGAATATTGTTCCCGCTCAATCATATTCAGTGCTGCCGGATAGTGTGCGAGGAAGTGGCTCGGTATATACTGTAATATCGGGTCTTGCGAATGGTAAGAGTTACACGTTTCGGATTGCAGCAATAAGCGGTATTGGTCGCGGACCATATTCTCAGTCAATACCCGCGGTTGTTCCAGGTAGTGTTCCAACGCCGTTGGTCGCTGGACAGATGGGTATAACAGTGGATACCACTAACGGTTCTAAACTGACACTATTTTGGAACGCCGTCAAGACAAACGGATATGCGGTAACCGCTTATCGCGCACGAATACGACCCGATTCGGTTCCAATTAGTTGGACTGAGAGCCCGATAATATCGGTTCCTTCTGGCGTTGTAAACACGCTGGCTTATCGAAATCAACCGTTCATTGGATTGACTAATGGTCAAGCGTATTACATGAGTGTTTCTGCACAGAATGCGTTGGGGTGGTCGGAATATTCTCAGGCTATTTTGGAAACACCGAGAACCGTGCCTCAGCCGCCGGTATCCGTAACGATTACACCATTTAATGAGGCGCTCCGGGTGCAGTGGTCAGGAAACGGTGCAAGCGATGGCGGATATCCAGTTACTGGGTATCAAATTCAATATAAGCCTGTGACCGTTTCAAATTCAAACACATGGATAATCGTGGATTTGTCGGGTGTAGGTGTATACATTACGAGCAGTGACATTATGAATTTAAACAATGGGATTACATACAATATTCGGGTATTTCGCATAAACGCGATTGGAGCCAGTTTACCGTCTGTTGAAACTACGGGCATACCTGGAACTGTATCCGGTCCACCAATCAATCTGTTTCTTTCGCCCGGACCGACGCACATTGACGCGTATTGGCAACCTCCCGTCGATGTCGGCACAAATACTGTGGATTATTATTACGTGCAATACAAACTTTCGGCCGCAGCTGATTCCGAATACGTCTATTTGAAAAATACTGCGGGAACTGCTCCAAAGCAAATTACCGAATTTAGCACAGTTCCAAATGCGCCCGGGTATGATGGATATATAGCATCTATAACCAATATAATAAACGGAAGGTCATACAGTGTTCGCATTGCAGCCGTTACGAGGGTTGGAATTGGTGCGTGGTCTACGCCATCCATAAGCATTCCTGGAACGGTGCCATCTCAAATTGAATAAACCATAACATAACCCCAAAACCACGCATTCCGCCATAATAATATTTTATATAAGTATAGTAGTAATTATATAAAATGCGTAATTTATTTAATACGACAGTTAGACGTTTTCCATCGACGGTTCGTCGCAGCGTCTCGGCAAAACCAATGACGACACTAATGCGTCCATTTTCTGATATAGTCGGTTCCAATATGAATCCAGAAACTTTTAATTTTCCAGATTTCAGTCAAAATCAAAAACAGCCGATAATCGATTTAGTGAATATGCGTAACCGGCATGGTCGCCGGTCACAAAATGTTTATAATGATCAAGACCGGGATGACGGCGATAATGGCGACCCTGGAGACAATCGCGATGATGAAGAAAGTAGTGAAGGTAGTAGCGTCATTTCAAAGCTACCCGGTAATATTGACATTAGTTCAATTATGGTACGACCATCCGCATATACATTAAGTAAATTTGCGATTAAAACAATAATATCCGCATTTTTAACAATTTTAATTGGAAGTGCATTTGAAACACCTGTGAAGAGTGGTGTAAAAAAAATAACAACGGATGTTGATAGGTTGACAAATGAAATAACCGAATCTGTATATAAATATATCATCGCAACTGCATCGGAGAGGCTGCAGAAAGGGGACACGACCGTCATTGCATCGATATATTTCAAGATAGGCCAGCACTTATCCATAGAAAAACGCAAGGAAATGCTCGAGAAACTGGTAATAAATGGTGTTTCTTATGGGTGGTTGGCAATATACGACGGTGTTATAGAACAATGGTTAACTAAGATAAAGGAAATTAAAGGGGGTGAACTGCCTTCAGATAAGTATTTAATAAACATTATCAATATAATACAAAACAAGGTTATACCGGTAACGAACGGAATATGGTACTTTAAACGCGCAGTTAAACTTCGCACCGGATTAGGCATTACCGACGCAGACAGTGCACCTGATGAATACTGGTATACAGCAGAAGGACAGCGCGTAACCGCGAGCGGAACGAGAGAAATTCTTACCGAAGATACAATGCTTGCAAAAATTATAGTTGGACTACTTGCAGCGAATGAAGCGATAGATAATACCAATATGCTAATTGAAAGCGCGTTTAGTGACATAAATCATATGATAAGACATTTAGTTATTATTTTTAAAACACATTTAGACCACGCCAAAGTTTACAAAACGACCAACATCGGTGAAGACATTAAATCTAAATTGGGTAACGATGTCGATGTAGATGCCGGTATAAACATGCAAATTCGCGAATTGAATAAAAGTATTAGAAAATGTGAAACATATCTGGAGTCGTCTACCACTAAAACCCCTTTTAAGGATCAAATGAGTGCAATGAGAAGTAAGACCAGGAGACCGAGGGCAACAAATACACAATATGGAAATGACATACGCAAACTACAAGAACAATTTGGATTGTTTAACCCTACATTAGGAGGTAGCCGCAGCCGAAGCCGAAGCCGAAGCCGAAAAGTAATGCGAAAAACTCGAAGAGTTCGACATAGGACGCGGAACTAATATTAAAATTAAAAAAAATATTATATAATAAAAAATAAAATTGAGATTTGTGGACACATTAGTTTATTATATAATTTAAAAACAACGCGCGTAACTACAATAGATCTTTAGATACTATCGATATAGATATTTCACGATATTACACGATTACAATGGTGAAGAAACAACATAACGTAAACATTGGAAGTGACGAGGAAGACCAAGATAATGGACAATTTAGCCGTGATTATCACAAATTTCTGTATTCACAATTCCCATCGAAATTTCTTGCAAGAAAAATACGGGAAGAAGAAAATGAGGTCCGTAGTCGAAAACCGGTTCGTTCAGCTGACACCACCACCGCCACCACCACCACCACAGATGGAATTGTAACGCGGTCTGGCAAAGTAATTCGAAGAATAACGCCGACACAAATCGCGCAAATCAGACAAATACCTGCTCGAGGAGCAACGATAAAACCCACTGGCTCCGGGGAAAACAAACCAAAAAATACAACAACAACTACTACTACGAACTCGGGTGCATCCAAAACATTGAAGAATGCGTCATCACCCATCGTTGAAAAACAATCTTCGTCCAAGCATCCCATAGTAGAACGGGTTGGCAAGTCGCAATCTAAGCTGCACGGTCGTGGATTGGGAGGAGGAAATGATGACAAGAAGAAGAACAGGCGTTCTAATGTGAACGGCCCTCCATCGTCATCCGACACAACAAGTGATGAAGATTGTGACCATGAGACGGAAACAACGACCACTGATGGTTCTCGAAACGATTATGACGGAGAAATCGCAGACGATTGCGAAAACGGAACCATTTCTCGAAAAAAACAGGCGGCAGCTCATCTCAAAAAATTACTATCCAAAAATCTCAACATTGTAATTACAATGAATTCCAAGGGGCGGCGACGCAGTGATGATGAAGATGACGACGATGACGATGACGACGACTGCAATGAAGACGACGACGATGAATATGACGAAGATGACGACGATGATGATGAAGATGATGAAGATGATGAAGATGATGATGACGATGATGAAGATGAAGATGATGACGATGACGATGACGATGATGATGATGAAGATGATGATGAAGATGATTATGACGAAGCTGATGATGATGATGATGATGATGTTGACAATGAGGATGAATCAACCCCAGACCCAAAGTCGCTTCGCCGTTCCGGAAGTAACAATAGCCTGCTTAGCAGCAATAGCAATGCGTCCAATGCAACCAGTGTTGGCGGCGGTGATTTCGATTTTGGAAAATTTGTCAACAGATATCCGATTGGGCGTCAGGCATATGAGAAGGATGAGGCGACTGTCACAATGCTTCTATCCAATATTCGCGGGCTATTGAAGAACGACAAGGGCAATTCGGTTTTGAGAGCTTACTTTCAGCAACTCAAAAATGCTGCAAAGAAACTGCACGCGGAAAAAATGAAACGCCTTACAAAAGAGAAAAAAATGAATTGCAAAGAGTTTAGGAAGATGTTGCGAAAACGTAACGCGACAAACGACCTCGCATACTTCAAAAAACATCTCACTCCCGAAGAACAGCGCAATGTGATTAAGGAGATACAAGAAGTGAATAAGATTTCGTTCAGCGATGTGCCCTATAGATTGAGTGTTCTTCAGTCCAGTATTCCCAGGTCATTCAAGTCAATTGCAATGAGCAAGATTTCTTCGCTTCGCCACATGGAACCCGGGTCAGGTGAGTATTTTAAAATCAAAAACTGGGTAGACGGCTTCATGAAAATTCCATTCAATTCTGAAAAGGCGCTTCCAGTGACACTTGCAGCAAACGGAATGGAAGAGTGCGGTGCGTTTATGGAGCTGGCGAAAAAACGGTTAGATGAAGCGGTATTCGGTCTGGATGATGCCAAACTTCAAATCATGCAGCTTGTTGGCCAGTGGATTTCAAACCCAGCTGCAATGGGAACGGCTGTAGCAATTCAAGGTCCACCTGGAACGGGTAAGACGAGTCTCATCAAGGATGGAGTTAGCAAGATTTTGGGTCGAGATTTCGCATTTATCGCTCTGGGTGGTGCCACTGACAGCAGTTTCCTGGAAGGTCATTCATATACGTATGAGGGGAGCACGTGGGGAAAAATTGTCGACATCTTAATGCAGTGCAAAACAACCAATCCCGTGATTTACTTTGATGAGTTGGACAAAATCAGCGAGACGCCCAAGGGAGATGAGATTGTTGGCATATTGACGCATTTGACCGACAGCACGCAGAACAGCCAGTTTCATGACAAGTATTTTGCGGAGATTAACTTTGACCTGAGTAAGTGCCTGTTCATCTTCAGTTATAACGACGAGAGTCGTGTCAATCGCGTTCTGCTGGACCGAATGTATCGAATCCACACCACTGGTTACAATGCGAAAGAAAAAGTATGCATTACGCAAAATTACTTGGTTCCAAAGATAATGGAACAGGTTCGATTCAACGCAGGCGATGTCAACATTTCGCAAGAGATGATTGAATATATCGTGGAGAATTATACCGACAAGGAAGACGGTGTCCGTAATTTGAAGCGCTGTATGGAAATTGTGCACACCAAGCTGAACCTGTATCGATTAATGAAACCGGAATCTATTACATCGATGTTTTCAAAAGACATGAAGACCAAGGTGTCATTTCCGTTCACGTTGACTCGAGACAATTTGGAACAACTGTTAAAGAAGAACGAGACCAAGCTGTTTTATGGATTATACCTGTGATGCTGAGAATTAATGCGAAATCAATACTGCACTGCGAATCGTCAACAACTTAAAAAAATAAAATTAATAATCGTTGCAATTATAAATGTCATTTCCTCCAGCAGGAACTATTTTTATATTTTATTTTATAAAATTGATTATACATGTAGTAAATGCGATTGATACATACATACATACATACATACATAAATACATACATAAATACATACATACATACATACATACATACATGAGTGGAATCGATGAACCGTCAATGACCAAAGAAGAACGAGTACATAAATTGAAGGAGCATCTGGCGTATGCCAGTGTGAAACACGAGACTCGGATTATGAAACTCTCCACGCTAAAAGATGCCCACATCTACTGCGTGCTGTATAGTGTGTCTGCACAGCAATATGGACCATTGTTGGAACGGTTTATACGAACAAAATTCAACTATGTTAAAAACAGTGCGAACGAATGCACCGGCGATTGCTCCAAGAATGGAATGAATTCTGAAGTCAAAGTATCTGTAGGCGGCGCAACGCATGCGAAATTCAATTTCGTTCAAATAAGGCCGGCACACGATTGTGATAACTATATATTAACTGCATACCATCTGTGCAATGACAACGTAGACGATGAAGGTGAATTATATATCTTCAAAATTTCAAAAGACGCCATTAAAAAAATCATTGTCTCGCATGGCGGCTATGCGCACGGCACCATAAAAGAACATGGCGTCATCACAAACGATTCAATTGAAGACAATTATGTTATTAAAGAATACGCACTTCGCCCTGCAGTCAATGACGAGTGCTGGAAAGCAATGCTTCCATTCAGAATTTCCGAATCGGACCTATGATAGCTAATTAAAGAAGTTATCAAAGTCCTTTCGTGGAATTTTTCCGTTTGGGTAGATGACAATTAAATCCTTTCCGCGGATGAATTTGATTTTTATGTTAGGGAAATCAACATTACTAACTATAATGAAGATGAGTTTCTTTGTTTTTTCTTCGAAAATTGTTTGGTCAAATTTTCTTCCGGCACCTTTCATGTTCGATGGCGTAAAGTCGCATCCCCTCTCCGTAAATGTTTTTTGTTCGTATTTTATATTTTCATCCGCATTGTCTACTAAATCATGGCCCTTGCACCCCTTTATGTGTTTCAATGATGGATAATTTTGTTCCAGCCATTTTTCTATGAAATGAGGGAACACTCTGCCGTCCTTCCACACTTCTGTGTAACCTTCTTTGGATAAATTATCAAATCCGCAACCATGAATAGTGTGAAGAAATGTAACATTAAAAGGTATCGATACATTCTCTACAGTGGATTCGGATTCCACCTTTTCCTGTCCCATGTCATCATGATTCACTGGCGCAGTATTATTGGTTTCAGTTTCGAATACTCCCACATCGTATGCATCGCTGTATAAATGCACGAGGTCCCCTCTTCCAATAGAGTTTTGACGAGCCGTGTCAAGGCTCATGCTGTAATCGAGCAAACTAAAACGGTGAATTAGCGTATGTTTTGATATTTTTGGTTTAATCCAATGCCAGCTTTTTGGACGCAGTGAATGAAGGTTCGCATCCACTATTTGGCCGCATTTTCCACCATAAGCGCGAAGTGCAAATATGGTCCCATCCCCATCTTCCGTCGCCTCAATGGGTGGCGTTGGTTGTCCATGCGAGTCGTTCGGCCCGAACCCCAGAAAGTCCCAATCTGCGTGCGTGGTTGAAAGTTGAACAATTGACCTCGGAAATGTCTCGCTTTTTTCCCAAATTTGAAAACAACATTTTGCCATCATGGGTGGTTCAAAAGAACACGGTTCCATTGGAATGTCTTCATCAAATACAAGATGGAACATCAGATCCAGTTTATTGTGAACGCTAATGCGTCGAAATGTTCTCGGAACGATGAAAGCTATCGCGCGCGCCCATTTTGAAGCATGATTGAAGAATTTTATGGCAAGTGATGACACTCTGCCAAATGGCGGATTGCCTACAACAAGAATGCGAGACGCCGATGCCGATGCCGATGCCGATGATAGTGGCGGGTCATATGTGAGAAAGTCTTGTTTTATGATATCGTTATGTGCTGGTGAAATGTCAATTCCAATTTTCCGTTCACTCGGTATTTGCGTAAAGAAACTACCACCCCCTGCACTCGGTTCGACTATCAAATCCCATGCAGTCCAATCATACCGTTCGCCCACCCAATTTAAACATTTTTCCGATATAGCGGGTATGGTATAAAACTGGTCAAGTCCTTCATTTCTAACAGATTTTGGAGTTTTATTCATTTCACCTGTCTCGTTTATTTCTGCCATATTGGTTGGCATGTTTTCTTTCATGATTTGATATAAACAAAATGATATTTGTCCGAATCAATTTTTGTTCAAATTATTATATATTTATTATAATAATTAATAAATATAATACATAAAACAAATCAATAACACAAAATACATACAATTAAATACAATTATGAGTCGTCGTGTATATGATGTTAATGACCGACCTATGCAAAATTATAAAAATAGCAGAGTGTTCAAAATCATCCATATTAATAAGGATGATGATATAAAAAAAATATACGTTTTTTGCGGTCCGGGATGTTCCGACGACGCTCCATTTCAAAATGCGGAAAAAATGAGTGTAGAGGACTATATTACTGCAATTGAAGCCACTCGGTTATTTTCAGAACAAGAAATGAGTAAAATCCGACCAGCAATTGATGCTTCAAGTAGTAGAAACTTGGTGGTCTTTGTAAAAGAAAGAATAAATTTAGACGATACTATCATTACGGTGAAACGAAAAATGCTGCGAGCGATATATCAATTCGCAAGCGATGAGACTGATGCAGATTCATTGTCCATATTCAACATGTATATGTTTGGATGCAAAGTCGGCCGGATGGATACACAAACGGCATACAACATAATGTCCAGAGACAACCGCGACCCCATAACATTCGAAGTATTTAAAAATTTTATTTCAAATATATACGATGCGAATGACGATTTGTCATTAGAATCACTGAAAAAAAAATCAACTTATTCGTATGAGGATATAAGAGGGCTGCGCCTTGAGGAACGAGAACATTTGGTTATTAATGTTGCACTTGGTCACTCGTTCAAGCACCGCGGCAATCGTTATGATAATGAAAATATACCACCATATGTGTTTTCAGTGAATCCATTTATAGGAACCCGCCATGTGCCCGATGCGACGAGTGAAAATTTCAAAAACGATGATAATGTCATGTTAATGGATTATGGGCTATTCTCAGATAATGCAAATACGCTGTATTTGTGCACATCGGAAGATGTAGACACGTACTACGGAGACAGCACTCGTGAAAAAACCGTAAAGAACGCCATGCAAACATATTTTCCATTTCTTACACAATTGGAGCAAACGCTGCTAATGGAAAGCGGAAGTGAATCACTACCAGATGTTAACCGGCGCATGGCAAGAGCTGATGTTAATGATCGGGATTTCACTACAAAATGCAAAAATGTGAATGTGTTTTACGATATTTACGACCGTTCGGATGCGGATGTTAGCGTATCCAATCCGGAAGGCCAATCAGAAGCGTTCGCATATCTTTCTAAAGGTATTTCTGCAGTATGCGCTTTATTCAGCCCCGTCAAGCTATCTCGACATATTCCTCTTGAAATAATATTTAAATTTTTATGCAGTAGCGATAAAATCCCGTTTATTCGTTTGAGACACGAAGGAGTGAATCGAGACAATGTATTCAAGCTTCACGCGCCACAATTGAACCGGTATGGAAATCGCGTGCCCGTATTGTCCAAGGCGAAATTTAATACTATAAACAACGATTTATGTTGCAAAACATTTAAATCCGGAATAGCGTGTGTGAGTTTATACATGAATGGGAACAGGGAGAACGGATGCGAATATGTGCTGGTGGAATTCAATAGCCGGTGCGAAATTGCAATTACGGTTCAAATGCGTGACTCGTATGTGTGCGACGTTTCGAAAATAGACTCAATCATTTCAAAATCCGTAAATTCTATTATTTCAAAGTTGAATGTTATATTCGGCCGAAATGGATTTTTATTGCCGCCGTTTGAAACCGTATATGATACCGACCGTGTTCGCGTGATAGACATGAAATACAATTTCAGAGTGAGCCACGAAAATGTGGTTGACATGAGTCGGATTATATCCAACTGCGGTGCATATATTTTCAAGCCGATAAATGACAAGAGGTCAGCGGACGGCAGCGCAACCTATGAATTTGCGCGAGTATCGAATTATGATAATCGTGGGAATAAAAAAACCGGGTTGCACGTAACTTTCGTCAATGGTATAAATACAATGGACCGAAAATCCCGCGAAATCTACACTCTCATACGTGTAGAAAAAATAACCAATATACATTTTCTCACAACCGTTCCCGTTTATATTGACGCGCTGCTGCGCATATTTCATAATGAAGTGGACGGTGATAAATGTTTCAACCCTCAACCAGCTGTCGTTGGAACCGAATTGGCAGCCTCGGAAATAGAATTAGCCGCATTACCGGCGGAAGCATCATCAGCATTCGAAGTCGAACAAGAAAATCCGGAAGAAGTTTCTGCAAATGCTGCTGCTGCTGCTGCTGCTGCTGCTGCCGACAATCAACTTCGTTCTGATGCGGGTTCCGAAGTCAAAGCGGCCGAAATCGATTACGATATGTTTTCTTCGGATGAAGGTGAAAGCGAAGATGACTATGCGAAGAGAGGTGGGTCTCGCCACAGGAGCCGCAGCAGGAGCCGCAGCAGGGGTCGAAATCGCAATAGCGGTGGCGCTGTAGTGAAGAAAGCGAAAGCAAATGATAAAGATAAAGATAAGAAGGAACGGGAAAAACTGTTTTTGAAAAAGTTACAACGGGACGACCCAAAACTATTCACTTCAATTCCGCCGAGCCTGACATACGCACAGGGCTGCTTGAACCGGTCTAAAGGCGACAATAGAAATAAACCAATTGCACTCACCGATGAAGAAATGGCCGTTTATGAAAAGGCTTCCGGTATTTTGAAAGATGAGAAAGCGGATAAGGAAAGTTTTTTGAGATATGCCGAGAAAGACCCGAAAACAGGGGAGCTTAACGTTCATGCAATACGGTTTGGCAGTTCTAAAGAAACTATGAAGTGGTACATCTGTCCGAGATTCTGGGATAGTGCTGAAACTAATCTACAAAACACCAAGCCGGAAACACATTATCTTACATTGAAACAGAAAAAAACATTACCGTCTGCTGTTCACGATTTTGCAGATGCCGTGAATGACGAAGATTATACGCCGCTTTTTCCAGGTCTTATCAAGAAAAGCTTCATGCCCTGCTGTTTTGGTTCTTCGCTTTTTTCATTGCGAGCGTCAGGAGATGAAGAGAAACATGGCATTCCGAACTGGAAGGAAACGATACTCAAAACTGGTATAATTCCACCTTTGGTTGAATTGCGCGACATTATAGAAAGTGAGCAAAAAACACAGGCGGTGAAATCCAAGTCGATGGCGCCGGTGAGTAACATTCTTAAGGCCGAATCAAAACTCGACGCAACAAATTTGGGATATTTGCCAATACAAATACAGAAATTTATGAACGCCGGGGTAGGAATATGCGATGACGCAACTTTAAAAACAAGCGGGTGCATTTTACGCCATGGCGTGGAACGGAGCCAGTTGCAGTCATTTGTAGGCGCAATAGCCGTAATTCATAGCAACCCACCTGTATCGATAAAAGACATGCGCGAGATGATTGCAAGCACCGTTACTCTGGATTCTCTCGTATCTTACAATAACGGAACATTGATAACCCAGTTTTACGATAATACTAATAAAGATGTTTCGGATAATGATGTAGTTGCGGCGGGCCTGCAGCATTTTTCACACGATGTTCGGAATTCGGATATATTTACGCAGTTGAATCTCAGCGCGGAACAAGAACAAGACCCTAAGCTGCGCAATGACAAATATGCTCTCTTGTATAAATTATGCAAGGCTCATACCAAATTTATAAGTGCATTGAAAAGCGACCAGACGGTGCTCGACCATGACCTCTTGTGGGATGTGGTAACTGCCCCCAACTCTAAATTGTTCGCTACCGATGGAAAGGCCGGAAAGGGTGCCAATATGATTATTTTTGATTTGCCAGAGAACGATGAAACGCATGCTGTA